CTAGCTTCGATATAGCTGAGTTCGCTTTTGCTTGCACACCAAAACATTATTTCGCGTTTAAACTTGTCTTTGCCTAGCAGTTCGACATCCGCAGTTAGCGCATCACTGCTGCCATAATAGTCTTGCCAATCTGATTCAACTGTGTATCTGCGTTTGTTCTTTCGTCCCTTTAGTGGTTTCCTGCTGCGTTTGAACTGTGCCAGTTTCTTGCCAATATACTTGCGATTGTCTGTTAAATTGGTAATCATGTACACAAATCCAATTGCATCTTCTGGAATGTCAGTTACTTCTTTGTCTTGGTAATACCATGTCATATAAACATTTATCAGATTATTTCCACGTCGTTACTATAACTGGTAAAGCCGTTTTCTTTGACAACTTTGAGCAGGTTATTTACACGCCCTGCAAGCTCATCCTTGTGCGACACAAGCCAGATACTTTTGTTGCGTTCCCGTGCCATCTTTTTAAGCAATCCTAAACTGGCCTCAACACCTGATGTGTCCATGCCCGAATCGACCAGTTCGTCTATAAACAACAAGTTGATTGCACCGTATAGACTCTCCCACACATCACGGAATGCCCAACTCATGCTTAGTATAAGTCTGTTGCGTTCGCCTCTGCTCAAATTATCAAAGTCTAAATCTCTGCCCAGTTCTTGTATTTCTACTGTGAGATCGTTTTGGAAGATCACAGTGTGCGGCAGCCCTATCCGATCTAGATAGTGTGTCAATCTTGAATTGAGATAAGAAAGGTTTTGGTCAATGATACGTTTGCGCACAAAGCTGTCTTTGTTGGTTAACAGTTTGAGTAAAAAGTCTTGGTGTTCTTGCAACCGTGTTAGATCATTCAGTTTGTCATAGCTGATTTCTTGCACAGCCGACGTTTCCATGTCTGCTATTTGATCGGTGTAAGGGTCACCTTCATCTTGTTTATTTTGTAGTTGTAGTTCCAGTGCTGATAAGGTTGATCTATGATTGTGCGCATCAGAGATGCTGTCATAGAAAGTTCGTGGTTTTGCCGGGACATCTGTTTTTCCAGCTGCAAGCGTTTCAATTCCTTCTTGTAGTTCTCCAAGGAAACTATTTGCTTCGTCATGTTCCTTCTCCGCTTTTTCAATCTCTTGTTTGTGACTGTCCAAGTGTTCAATGCTTTGATTGCAACTGTGACACACTCCGTCTTGCCACCCTACCAGTGCTTTGTTTGCTTTGGCAACGTCACGTTCGGCTCTGCTAACCTGTGCTTGTAGTGCAGCAATGTCTTTTTGTAATTGTGTTTGCTCATTGTTGATCGCAGTCCAGTTAACCAGTTCGGCATGTGCAGCAAGTTCGCTATCAATGTCTACATGTGCTAGATCTTCAATAGCACGTTCAAACTTGGCTATATCTTCTGCTTTTTTGTTTAGCCACAGTGTTTGTCTGCGTTTGAGTGCTTCAACCTGTTCGCCTATTTTGTCGTTGGCATTTTGCAATGCTCGAATTGACATTTCTTCTTCTTTGATTGAATCTTTGGTTTGGCGATTGAGTTCTTTGATCTTGTCAGCACGTTCACTGAGTAGTGTAATGCCCAGCAGTTGTTCGATTATTTCTCTCTGATCGTTTTGTTTGAGACTCAAAAATGGTTCGGTGTATGTGTTCAGTGCTACCAAGTGTTTGAACATGGTGTGACTCATGCTCAACAGTTTTTCAATAGCGCCTTGTGTTTCTCTGCTGTCACCTTGTGCGTTATCGTCTGATTCTTGTTCACTGTCGTTTATGTAAAACTTCAGTGTATTGGGCTTGCGACCGCGTTCAATCCTGTAACACTGGTCATCAACACAGAAATCTAAACTAACCATCATGCCTTTGCTGTTGGTCTTGTTAATCAAGTTGTCACGACGGATATTTGTCAGTGCTTGTCCGTACAGTGCATAGCTTAGTGCATTAATGATAGTGGTCTTGCCAGTGCCGTTCCGACTGCCGTCGCCGCCAAGGTCCAGATTTTCACCTAGAACCAATGTGAGATCTTGTCGATCAAAGTTGATAGCTTGTGTGGCGTTGCCCACACTCATGAAGTTTTTAACTGTGAGATCTTTAAGTTGTATCATGTAAGTATACTAACATAAATTTATTGCTTTTGCAAATACTTTAGAGTCCATTTACAAACTCCGGTAAATTTCCAACAACAGTTTGTTGTCATAAAATTCGCTGTCGATGTTGATAATCTGTTCAGTTACAATTTGATCAACACTTTCAAACTTGATATCTCCAGGGTTCATTTCTTCTTCCAATGCACTGCGTTTGTTTGGAATCAGTGCCATCTCGCGCAGATTATACTTGGTGATAAACTGTTCTTTGATATAGTTTGCTTCTTCGTATGAAATTTCAATATCCAAGTTAACACGAACATGCATATTGGGTTTGAGTTTGGTATCAGCATAGTCAATAACATCGCTTAGATCCATAACACTGTAAAGTGGCTGTTTAGGCCAAGCAATGTACTCCTTGGTACCGTCCCAGTCCATGATCATAACGCCACGTTGATCATCGCCAGCATCTGAAAAGTTATGCGGAAAAGCATTGCCAATATAGTTGATGTTGTTTTTCTTCTGACGCAAATGGAAATGTCCTGAAAACACTTCGCCGTATTGCTGGAAGTGTTCGCTTTTGATCTCTCCGTGATCTGGCATTTCAACCATGGCATTCATTTTAAAGTGGGGCAGTTCAAAGTGTCCAAACATGTACTTGGCGCTGGCAGTTTTAATACGTTTGTGATCATCGCCAACTAACCATGGACACAGTATAACATCATCTTGCTCAAACCAATCGTTGCAGATATGCAAGTTTGGAATGTGCTTGGCCCACTCAAAACTGTAAATATCACGCTTGTCACGATAGTACAAGTCATGGTTGCCAGTGATAAAGTAGGTAATGTCAAAACCTGAACTGAGCTTTTCTAGTGCTCGCAAACTGTGATTCATGGTTAGCAGGCTGAGGCTTGCTCTATGGTGATGCCAATCTCCCATAAAGATACAAGTTTCGCAGCCATGCAGTTTGCCTTGCTGCACTGCCCAATCCACAAACTGTTCACAGTCTTGATTGTGCATGATGCTGTTGCTTTTCATGCCAAAGTGGATGTCAGTGAACACCAAGGCTTTTTTAAACAAACCCATATGTGCGTCCTTACTTTTTAGCTGCTGATTCTTCTACTAGTTTTTTTGCATCTGGTGAGTTGTTAAACTGTCGTGTCCAACTTGGATTCAAACCGTTTTGCTCAAGAATATCATCCCGAATGTTTTGATTCTTCTTTTCAATGTTTAGCACTCTGGTAAAGCTGTTTGTGATAGCAGCCGTGTAGTATGCAAATGGATTTTGACTTTTTGATTCGTCAAACTGCAAACCAATTTGGCTAAGTTGTAGCAATGCTTGGCCGCGCATTTCTTCATTGTAAGTATAACCACGCCAATTTGAACGTGTAGCATAGCGTTCACACAGTTTGATAAACATGTGTGCCAGTTTGTCAGTCATCTTGCCGTGGTCTTTGGAAAAATAACCGTTTTCAAAGCCGCCAACCCAGTGACTTTTGCCCACTAGATATGGTACCTTATCTTCATCAAGCATGTAATGATAGAATGGTGGAAAGTTCAACTTCACATAGTTGAGATCCTGCTCGACTTCATCCATGAGCTCTTGTAAACCGTCGTCATCATAGTCGACTTCATCCATTTCTAGAATCTCTTCCAGCTTGCTTTTTTTCTTTTCTTGTGCTTTGGTCAGCTTCTTGGGCACCATTGGAATATGATCCCAGGTGGTAACACGAAATACCAGCTCTTGATTGCTCAATTTTGTTGGATCAACAATTTCGCCAGTTTCTCGCTTGATGCGATCGGCTTTGTTGCGTCTTGCTTCGGCAATAGTACGCTGGTTGATTTTGTCCACACTGGGCAGAATAATATCATATTGTGCTTGATGCGGTTCTGCAAATGAACAAAAAGTTGCTTTGCTTTTGTGAATTTCTTTGAGAATATCTCTGTTGTTGAGATAGTTGACTTTTTTAGGCTTTTTAACTGGTGGCATTCAGTTCTCCTTGCTAATAGTACTTATTATACACTATACATAGGGGTTGTCAATCATTAACTTAGCCGTTTTTACCAGCCATAAATAACGTACAGGAGTTAATATGGCATACGATCCCAATAAAGCAGACGTTTACAATGAATTGCGCACACAGTATCCTGGTGCTAGCGAATCAGCATTACAACGTCTTGCAGGTATTCCAACAGCAGATGCCGGAAACTATAG